CATTTATGTCAAATAATTACAACATTCTCAACGGGAATAACTGCGTTGAATGGTTTAACTACTCAAGTGCAATATTTCCAAGTAGGAACAAGTGGAACTGACTTTGCTATATCAAGTTCAACTGCAACGCATACTTTTAATTTGCCTACGGCTTCGGCTGCAAATAGAGGTGCTTTAAGTTCAGCAGATTGGACAACTTTTAACAATAAGCAAAGCACTTTAAGTTTAACTACAACAGGGAATAGTGGTTCAGCTACTTTAGTTTCAAATACTTTAAATGTACCGACTTATACTTTAGCCGGTTTAGGTGGTATTAGTTTAACTTCTTTGAGTGCTACAACTCCATTAAGTTATAATAATACAACAGGAGCATTTAGCATTCAAGTTGCTAACACTTCTCAAGATGGATATTTAAGTTCTACTGATTGGAATACTTTTAATTCAAAGCAAAGCACAATAACAAATCCGGTAACCGGCACAGGGACAAGTGGACAAGTAACTTATTTTAACGGTACTTCAAGCGTAACAAGTTCTAGTAACTTTAAGTTTGACGGTACTAATTTAACGATAGGAAACCCAAGTTCAGCATTGGCACAGTTACATATTTACAATGCAAGTGCGGCTGCAACTATATTACTACAAACAAATAGCACAACTGACTATTCGGAGATAGCAGTTAGAAATAATAGTTCAACGGCTACTTCTTATTTTAGACAATATTCAACGGCTGCAACAGGTAGTGACTTTGGAGTATCAAGAGCAGGTTTAGCTTTATTCTTTAGTAACTATGCTACAAACTTTGCAATAGGAACTAGAAACGGTGGGGATTTAATATTAGGTACGGCTGACACCGAGAGAGCTAGGATAACAAGTACAGGCATTTTTGGAATTGGAACTGCATCTCCGAGTGGTATTTTAGATGTGCAAAAAAATCAAAATGCTACAACAAACGTATATTTTAGAAATACTGATAATACTAATAGTTCAAGTAGAATGTATTTGAATATTATAGCAGGAAATAGTTCAGCAGGTTTTGCAGTATTAGCAGGTGGAAGTGGAACAGGAGACTTTTATATAGGTGGTAATAACGGTGGAAATACATACTTTCAACCTTATTTGGGTGGTGGTGTTACTATGACCTTAACTAACGGTGGCAATGTAGGTATAGGAACAAGTTCGCCTACAAACTTTACAGGAGTTGGATTTACAGGACCATTCTTAGACATAGCAGGTATATTACAAATAAAAGGGACTTCTGCAAATACATTAGCTGCATTTCAATTAGGTGGCGATACTTATAGAAAGGCTTTAATTTATACTCCTGTTGGAACGGACACTCCTTATTTAGCTTTTGGAGTTGCTACAAGTGGAAGTAGTAGTAGTGCAAATGAGGCTATGCGTATTACAAGTGGGGGGGATAAAATAATGAAAGGTTCAGTTTCGGATATTACCTTTACAGGGGATGGAGTTCAAATGAATTTTGGAAGAAATGACGCAAATTATATACAAGCCAATGGAGGTACAAGTTCAAACATTAGAGTTATTTCAAATACAAATGGAGTTGTTTTGTCCAATGGTGCTACAAGTTGGGGTGCTATTTCTGATGAAAATACAAAGGATATAATTGAACCAATTAATAATGCTTGTTTAAAATTAAAAGATTTAAGAACTGTAATTGGTAAATATAAAACTGATGAAAAAGATAGTAGAAGATTATTTTTAATTGCGCAAGATGTAGAAAAAGTATTTCCTGAAGCTGTATTTGATATGAAAAATGAAGATGAAACAACAAATTTAGGTTTGAATTATCAAGATTTAATTCCTGTTTTAGTAAAAGCCATTCAAGAATTATCAGCAGAAATAGACGAATTAAAAAATAAATAAAATGAGTATAACTTACAATTGGGTAATCAATCAAATGGACACCAAACCTCAAGAGGACGGACTAACTGATGTAGTCGTAGTAATTCATTGGTCACGCATAGCAACGCAAGATGAAATAATAGTATCAAGTTACGGTACTATGAATTGCACAACTCCAAGTTCAACGGATTTTACGGCTTACCCTGATTTAACTTACGAGCAAGTTTGCGGTTGGTTAGAAAATGGGCTAGATACGGAGACAATAGATTTAAACCTAGACAAGCAAATAGAGAACATTATTAATCCACCGATTATCGTTTTGCCGCTCCCTTGGCAATCTCAAGTAATTTAATTTATATTTGTATAAAATAAATATTATGATACAACTAGACGAAACAAAAATCAAAGAATTAGAGGCTTATCTTTTGGAGTTACCTGCAAAGTACGCAAACCCTATTTTCCAATTCTTGGGAAATTTAGCGAAAGAGCAAGGAGTTCAACCTGAGGAACCTACAAAAGAAGACTAAATGGAAAGTATTGCAATTTTCTTGGCAGGACAAGCCTTGGCCATAATCATAGGCTTAATAAGTATCTACGTTAAAGTAAGTCTAAAACTGAAAGAACTTGAGGTACGAGTTAATATGGTTGAAAAGCAAGAGGATGTGATTGCCAAGAAACTTGACAATATCCAAAATAGCTTAAATAAGTTATTTGTAGCATTAGAGAACAAACAAGACAGGGAATAATGAAAGAAGTAGTCATTACTTTATTGGTGGCTATTTTAATATTCTTTATATTTAGGAATAGCCGTTATACTAAAGACGAGCCGTATATCCTTACAAAGATTGACACGGTTTACCAGGAGAAAACTTTTACTAAGTTTACCAAGGGCAAAGACATTCCTTATTTTATTATTGACAACGACATACATACAGTCGAATTTACCGACACAATACACGATACAATTACAATAGTCAAAGATTACTTAACGACTAAGGTCTTTACTGACACATTTACAATAGATAGTTCAAAATTCACCATTATTGACACCATTAGTCAAAACACAATCCAAGGAAGGCGTTTTTTGGCTGATATTAAGGAAAGGACAATAAGAATTACCAACGATATATACCATAAGGATAAGAATGCCTTTTATTTCGGTGTTTTAGGCGATTTAAGACGCTTTGACAACAAATTAGGGTTAGGAGTAGGGTTAGGGTATAAAACCCCTAAAAATGGTTTATTTATCTTTGGTGCTTCAACTAATCAATATTCGGTTGGTTACTATAAAAAATTGTTCTAATTATGGCTTTACCAATGACATTTAAGGAGTTTGCTAAAAACCCTATTGTCGCTACACTTTTTATAGTATTAGCCGGAATTGGTGCGTTATATATTGATGTGCGTTCTACGTTCCAAAATCAAGCAAAAGCGCAAGATTATAGGATTGAAAAGTTAGAAAATAGAGTTGATCTAGTTGGGGATGCCTTACGAAAGTCCGACTCAATTAGTGCGGTATCAAATACCAAACTAAACACTTTGAGGGAATTAGGAGCGATAAAAGGAATAAAATGAGGTATCTAGTATTTATATTTTTATTTGGTTGTTCGGTTACGGCACAGGAACCTAGTAAAGAATTAAATAAAGACGCTGAATTTGAACAGTTATTGAATAAGGTTAAGCAGACGACCATTCAAGGGGTTAAAGTCCAAGAAGAGGCCGATATGCAGCAAAAAACAATAATTAACGAAACGATAAATAAGATAGTTAGTTTAAAAAACGAATTAAATGAGGTTAAAGGCAAACTTGACTCTATTGATAGTGATACTGGGAGTAAATTTATCTTTCTGCCAATATCCAATAGTAAAAAAGATTAAAGATGACACAGTTGTAATTTTAACATTAAACCAAAGCGAACAAATAAATAAACTATTTATAAATTATAGCGACACAATAGGCAAACTTAAATTATCGTTAAACAAAACAAAAGACTCTTTAAATACTAATAAGACAAAATATGACTCTTTATTCAATACAATACTTACTGAAAAAGATAGCGTCTATAACTGGAAGTGGAAATATAAAGCTAATAAAGAAGTCTATTACAACCGTGAAAACGATTATGAAACAACTAAAAAATATGACCAATATGTAAAATACGTTTTACTATTTATAATAATATTTCAATTCTCTAAATTAGATTAACAATGATTAAAAACTTTATTTGGCATTTATTAAGCGACAAGTCACCTTTAAATAGTGCTTTGGCGATAGGTTTGGGAGCTTTTATAATGATGTGTATTTTTGCATTATCGGATATCGGTACCGGCTTTTTAGGTAGGGATTTAGTAGTAAGCGATACAATTTATCATTCTTTTGTAGCGATTGTATTTGCTGCATTTTTTAAGTCTTTATATGAGAATATTAAAGGCAATAAAAATATACAAAATGAAGGATAAGAAAAACATTATAATAACAACACTAATAATAGTTTTTGATTTAATAGTAGTATATATTTTAAACAAGTTTTTATGATTTCTAAGAAAGCGATTGATTTTATTATCCAGCACGAAGCCGGTGGGAAGGCTTATTACGAAAAGTTTCTACAAAAGCCAACTTGGCCAGGTGGTCAAAGTGGAGTTACTATTGGCTTAGGCTACGATCTAGGTTATAATACCGAGAAGCAATTTATGATTGACTGGTCTCCTGTGTTAAATTTAAACTTTGTTAACGCTTTAAGGCCGGTATTAGGCATCAAAGGAGATAAGGCAAAGGCAATGATTAAAGGCGAAATATTAAATGTAAGAGTACCTTATTTAGCAGCTTATGAAGTATTTGCTAAAAATAGTATTCCTAGATATTTTGCGTTAACTAAATCTATATATCCACAATTAGAGGAATTAAACGAAGACACCCAAGGCGCATTAGTTTCTTTGGTGTTTAATAGAGGTTCAAGTTTAAACGGTGAGTCAAGAAAGGAAATGAAAGCAATCGTTGAATTAGTGGCTAAAAAAAATTATCACGGAATAGCTGAGGAAATAGAAAAGAGTAAAAGACTTTGGGAAGGGAAAGGACTCGATGGCCTAGTTATTCGGAGAGAAGCTGAAGCAGACTTAATTCGAGACTCAATCGCATAAAACAAACCAACACAATGACAACAACAAAACGCAAACGGCTCTACTTCGATATAGAAGTATCAGCGAACGTAGGCTTATTTTGGCAATCCGGCTACAAGCTACAAATTGGAACGGAGAACATAATAAAAGAACGTGCCGTTATTTGCATTTGCTACAAATGGGAAGAGGCAAAAGATGTTTACTATCTTAACTGGGATAGGAAACAATGCGATAAAAAGTTACTACAAGAATTTATTGAGGTTGCAAATGAAGCAGACGAGTTAGTTGGCCACAATGGCGACAAATTCGATTTAGCGTGGATAAGGACAAGATGCCTATTTCATAGGATTGAAATGTTCCCAACTTATGTTACAATAGACACTTTAAAGATAGCTAGGTCAAAGTTTAGATTTAATTCTAATAGACTAGATTATATAGGCAAGTTTTTAGGCCTAGGACAAAAGATACACACCGACTTTAATTTGTGGAAAGATATTATGCTAAATAACGACAAAGTAGCATTAGATAAAATGATTGACTATTGTATCCAGGACGTAGTATTATTAGAAGCAGTTCACAAAGAATTAAACAATCATATACCGGCTAAGACGCATTATGGCGTTATCTTTGGCGAAGGTAGAGGCTCTTGCCCTGAATGTGGATCGGACGACATAATAAGAAGCAGCAAAAGAGCAACAGCAACCGGAGTAGTTAAAGTACAATATAAGTGCAAGACTTGTAATAAAATGCATACAAAAACCGATAAATAATGAAAATAAAATTACCTAAAAAATTCAACTCTATGAGCTTACTAGAACAGGAAGAGATATTAGTAAAGAACTTAAATATGATTTACACTTTAGAGAAAGAGATTAAACAGGCTTTGGCTAAAGTTAGAGGGGGAACTAAGTATATAACAGTAGAAACAAGGCCGGACGAAATACAATTAAAATCTTGAACATAAAAGTAATTTATAAAAAGCTAGGAAGAGAACAAGCGCACGGCTTAGCCGAAAGCGATGGGGTAATTTATATAGATCCGCGATTGCGTGGCCGCAAGGAAATGGAGATACTAATTCACGAGTGTTGGCATATACTATATGGCGAAGCAAGTGAAGAGGAAGTCGTAGAGAAGAGTATTATATTGACTAAGTTATTATGGAAACTAGGTTATCGCAAAGTCGATAATTCGAAGCATTTACCCCTACAAGATGGCTCTAAATAAAAAGTTATCTTTGTAATGTTGTTTTCATAGTGGTTTCTGCCTAGTGTAAAAAGCTAGGCAGTTTTTATTTTGTAGTTATAAAGGAATGGACTAATTTTGTCCTGATTTCATAGCATAGACAAATGGTAACCCCTTACGTTTCTACGTTGAGGGGTTTTTTGTGTAATTAACTGGACAATTCCAGTCTATTCGGAATGAGCCGGAAATGATTGATAAACGGCTCAAAATTGACTGATAAAGGCCTAAATGTTAAAATTATGCTAAAATAATATAAATATATGTGCAAAAGTATTGTTTATAACTTATGTTGATATATCTTCGCTTTATAACCAAAACAAAAATCTATGAACTGGAAAGAACAAAACAAGGACTACATTAAAGAAAGTGTAAGCCTTACAAGTGGCATCGTAATTTTTATCATTTGTATTTTAATTGGCTGCTTAGCCGATAACCTTTAAAACTAAACGCTATGAACATTGAATTAACCTACTCGGAAACATTAGATTTAAGAATGCTTTTAAATCAAGAGATTGAAAATAATAATGAAGCAATTTTAAGATATGTTAATTTCCCAAACATTGTAGAGTATCATATTGTAAAAAATGAAAGATATAATTTATTAATTACTAAACTAGAAAAACATGGCACAGTATAAAAAAACACCGTCACAGTTAATTAAGCAATTTATGGAGCAAAAGCAATACCATATAGGAGTTGACTTACTAGAGTTCTTAAACGATATTGATATTTACTTTGAGCGTGAAATAAAGAACGCTTATAACTCTGGAGACGGTAACGATGGCCGGAGAGAATGTAATCAGTATTATAATTTAATGTTTGCAGATAACCAATAAAACCAAAAGCTATGACACTAATTTATCAAGGGAAACAGTTAAAGTTGCACAAAAGAGCAACTTGCTTACTAGAACTATTAAAGGAAGCACAAAGGAGACAAGACCTATTCCAAAAGGATTTATCCTTATGGCGCAAAGGTATTAACGAAGAGCCGGTTCGCTTAATGTCTAAGGAAGAGGACATTCTTATTAAGATTGCTCGTATGAACGACGTACAAAAGAGAATACTTAAAAGCTATCATTGGCTTATCCTGGACTTATACGAAATAACGGATCAATTTATGTTACCCGTAAATACCTTTTTATGAGCTATATAGACAATAAACACGGATTAATTAGAGAGATACAAATACTAGAACTAGAAAACGAATTACTTCGAACACAAATTAAAAAACTACAAAATGACGTACTGGACCGCACCAAGCAGAAAGATGAGCAAGATATTGTTAAACGACCAAAAACACGCTCGACAAATAGTGGATAACGTTTGCGACTTTTACGGTCTTACTATTGCCCAGGTTAAAGGCAAATGCCGGCTTAGAGGATATGTAAAAGCTAGATTTGTTTCTATTTATATAATTAGGAAGCGAACAGGCTTAACGCTTAAAGAGATTGGCAGGTTATTTCATAGAGACCATACAAGCATAATACACGCCGTACAAACTATTGAGGAAGTGCTTAGTTTAAGGTTTGACAATGACTACCAGGAAGAGATTAAAAAATTAATGGAGATTATTTGATTTATTCACATTTATTTATTATTTTTAATTATTATTTAACCAAAATTCAACGCTATGAATGAGACAACGAATGAATTTCGCAAAGGCTTAAAACTATACAAGGCCATTGCAGACTTTCAACAAGAATGCCCTGTAATCCATAAGGGGACTACCGGACACAATTACACCTATGCTGATTTACCGGCAATCTTTAAGGTAATTATGCCACTATTAAGGAAGCATAAACTAGGGTTTATTCAGCCTTTACAGGACGACAAATTGCAAACGATTGTTTTCCACACGGAGACAAGCGAAACAATTACTAGCGAGGTAACAATACCTCAAATCGTTCTTAGGGGTATGAATGAATATCAGTCTTTAGGATCGGGAATTACTTATTATCGCAGATATGCTTTAGCTTCATTCTTTGGCTTAGTAACTGACAAGGACACGGACGCAGCCGGAGAAAAGGAATACGATTTGCCGGCCTATTTAAAAAAGCATAAAAATATTACCGATTTAACATTGGCAATAGACTTTTGCGAAAACGTTCAAGAGTTAGCTAAATTACACGGCTTAAACAAAGAATTAATAAACCCAGCTATTCAAGCATTATTTACAACCAAGAAAAACCATCTATAAAATGAATACTCTAGCAATTTGGGAAATCGCACCCTCTAAGAGCGAAATAGAAACCTTGGCTCAAAACGTAGCCAATGAATTATCCGAAGGCACAATTAAAGCTGAGGACGTTGCCGTAAAGATTTCAGTAATGGAGAACTTTACTAAAACATTAAGGGCAAAAAGTGAGGAGCATATTATTGACTTCCTGGATAAATGCCCAAAAGGCAAATACGACCACTTAGGAGCCTCTTTAAGCCTCAAGGATACACAAACCTATGACTATGCTTCATACTCGCCTAGATGGGCAGAATTACAGGCGCAAATCGATGTATTAAAGGCCGAGCAAAAAGACATAGAGGAAGATGGCAAAAAGTTCGAGCGTGGACAAATACCCTTAAAATCTTATAAGCAATCTTTCGTAATCACATTAAACAAATAAATATGATAGTAATTTCAATCGCACAAGAGGACATTAATTGGAAACCGGTGCAAACAAAATCAGGCGTAAAGCATTATGCTAGTCTAGTAATTGACAAACGTAAAGAGAAAGACAATTACGAAAACACGCATACAGTTGCTAACAATCAGTCAAAAGAGCAAAGAGCCGAGAAAGCTAAAAAGCAATATTGCGGTAACGGCAAAGAGTACAACTTCGAAAAGAAAGAATATTCCAACGCCGTTAACAAACAAGAAAACGAGGATTTGGATTTACCATTTTAACAAAACTTTAACTAAACCACTATGAAAACTCAAAACCAACAAATCAAAGAGTATCTAACTAAGGGCAAATCATTAACCCCTATCGACGCTTTAAATAAATTTGGCTGCTTTAGATTAGCCGCCAGGATAAGCGATTTAAGAAACGATGGTTTAAAGATTTCAACTAAGAATGTAACTATTGGGAATAAGACTTTTGCAAGTTATTCGGTAAAATAGTTTATATTTGCAGCGGATGTAGGATATCCATTATTAAACTTATTGGCTCAAAGCTGAACCCTCAATCCTACTGGGGGGAATGCCGAGAGCCTTTTTTATTATGCCAAAAGATACGTTTTACTTTTCGCACGACTATAATAGCCGGAACGACGAAAAAATAAAGTTTCTATTAAGGAAACACGGAATAACTGGATATGGGTTATTTTGGGCAATCATTGAAGATTTATACAATAATGCGAACGCATTGCGAACGGATTACGAAGGCATTTCGTTTGATTACAGGGTGGAATGCGAAGTAGTAAAATCAATTATTAATGACTTTGATTTATTTGTATTTGATGGCGAAACTTTTGGTAGTTTATCAGTACAAAAACGCTTAGATGAGAGAGATAGTAAAAGCGTAAAGGCAAGACAATCAGCAAGTAAGAGATGGACAAATGCGAACGCAATGCAATCGCAATGCGATGGCAATACTATAAAGGAAAGTAAAGTAAAGGAAATAAAGGAAAAGAAAGTAAATAAAGGAAAGGAAATAACATATCCTTTTGATAGTGATGTATTTAAAAAATATTGGTCTTTATGGGTTGAATTTAAGAAGGAACAATTTAACTTTACTTATAAATCAAGTATATCTATTCAAGCTACCTTAAATGAATTAGTAAAACTTTCCAACGGACAAGAACAAATTGCAATTAAAATAATCGAACAGTCTATTGCTAAAGGTTGGCAAGGATTATTCCAACTAAAAACCGAAAACAATGCAACTAACAACTCAAACAAAATCGCTCCAAAAGTTACCGAACAACAGTTACACGAAGCCTTTATTAAACGACATAATGATTGGAAATAATGGCGGCGTTCACAATGAGCTATGTAGGTTCAAAGATAAAGGCGAAGCAATGCCATTGAAGATAATTGAATTAGTGCCAGTAAGTGAAAGGCTTCCGGCTTTAGTAAAAATGTACGGTAACGATAAGATAGCAGCCGTTCTTAGTAAATCAGTTACAAGAGCATTAAACAATTTTAATCTAAGGGTAGCAATGACACCGGAGCAAATAACCGATCTATGCTATGCGATATTAGACGAAGCCGAACAGGATCAACTAGCTATCCAGGACGTTTTGTTATTCCTTGACGGAATGATTAAATACAAATACGGCAAAGTTTATGACCGAATGGATATGCCTACATTTTTTGAGATGCTTGAGAAATACCGTGAGGAACGGCATCTAGCTTTTATGAATGGTAAAGACGAAGCACACGCACAATTTAAAGCAATGGGCGATAGTAACCGAACAAGCCAGGACATAGACAAAGAAGCTAATAGAAACGCAATGCAACAATATTTAAGAACAAAATAAACCTATTGTCCCTGCCACAAATTATTAACAAACCGGGATGTTGGTTATAAATCGGTGGGGACATTTTTAAACTATGAGCAATAAATTATACGAACACATTTGCAATAAATACCCGAATGTACAATACAAAGGCGAAGATTTAAGCCTAGAAAACCTTTACACCCAGGAGCTAAAAAAGAGATGGCAAAACACTATTAAATATCCAACAGTAACGGATATAGTAATTGAATTAAGATTAAGCGAACGAACAGTTTATAGATTGGCAAAACAAAACAATCTAGGCTCAAGATGGCAATACCGTAAAAACAATCAAATATGAATTTCTTATTAGGCTTTTTATGCGTAATTATATTTACTGCATTATGTACTACAATCTACGTTTATAACGACTCAAACGAAGAGAAATGAAATATATAAAGTTTTTTTTTATTAGCATACCGTTAGCTTGTATTCTTTACACCATTGCGACAATGATTAGATTAATAAAAAGATTATGAGCGAGGTAAAAGGATTAATGAATAGCAGGGCAATAAAAATGATTGACATAGAAACAAAAGAAGCGACAGTTTACAAGTCGATAGCTTATGCAGTAAGGGTAACAGGGATAAATATATACGCAATAAGAGGCGGCTTGAACCCAATGCAAAAGAAACGATTTGAGGTAAACGGCCGGACAGTTTGTTTTAGAATAGTAAAATAGCTAGTTTTGCAATATGGCATTAATAACTATTACTAAACTAACTACAAAGGCACAAACTATATTTAATCGATATATAAGGCAAAGAGATAGCGAAGATGGGTATTTTACTTGTATTAGTTGCGGCCAGGTTAAAGCAACTGACTTAATGGATGCCGGGCATTATGTTCCTGTTAAGGGTAGTTCAGCTTTACGCTTTGACGAGTACAATGTAAACGGTGAGTGTAAAAGATGCAACGGCTTCGACCAATTTCACTTAATAGGCTATCGTAGAAACCTAATTGACAAAGTAGGCGAACGTAAAGTTATGGAGTTAGAGCAACAACATAGACTAATTAAAAAATGGAGTAGATCCGAACTAAACGAAATAATAAATCAATATGGCGAAACTAAATAACAACGGTAAAATATCCTTTGGTAAAAAGAAAGAAGGCAAAGCAAAGAAATCTTATAATAAACATTCACCACGCCCAAAGGCGTATAAAGGCCAAGGCAGATGCTAATAACATTAATCAAACCCAACCCAAACAATCCTAGGATAATAAAGGATTATAAGTTTAAACAGTTAGTAAAGTCAATACAGGACTTTCCCCAAATGCTAGAACTTAGGCCGATAGTCATAGACGAAAACAATATTGTATTAGGTGGCAATATGAGATTAAAGGCTTGTATTGAGGCCGGACTTAGTGAGGTGCCAGTTATTCACGCTAATAATCTAAGCGAGGATAAAAAGAAAGAATTTATAGTTAAGGACAACGTAGGCTTTGGCGAGTGGGATTGGGACGATCTAGCTAATAATTGGGAAGTAGAGCAATTAACTGAATGGGGATTGGACATACCAAACTTTGATGCAAACGTATTAGAAGCAGAAGAAGATGACTTTGTCGTTCCTGACGGTGGAATAGAAACGGATATTGTATTAGGAGATTTATTTGAGATAGGAGAACATAGATTGCTTTGTGGGGATAGTACTGATAGCGACCAAGTGGCAAAGCTAATGAACGGACAAAAGGCAGATATAACATTTAGTTCTCCACCTTATAATGTTGGAAAAACACCAAATGGAAATGAGCAAAAATATTTAAATGATAATGATAATAAAACAAGTAATGAGTATGTTGAATTATTAGATAATTATTCTAAAAATGCTTTATTATTTAGTGATTATCTTTTTTCTAATATTCAAAGTTTATCAGGAAATAAAATTGCTTTAATTGAACATTTATACAATTTGAGAAGTATTTATGCAGATGTTATGATATGGGATAAACAAACTGCTGAACCAGCAATGGCAAGAAAAGTATTAAATTCAAGGTTTGAATATGTTTATATTTTTTCAAATGAAGCTAAAAGAACTATTGGTAAAAGAGATTTTAGGGGTACTATTGATAATATATTTTCATTAAATTCAAGGCAAGGAAAAGAATATGCTAAAATACACAAAGCAACATTTCCCATTCAATTACCAAGTTTATTCATAGAGAATTTTACAGAATCATCAGTTATAGATTTATTTTGTGGCACAGGTACAACAATGGTTGCTTCACATCAACTTAAACGAAAATGCTATGGTATGGAACTTGACCCAAAGTACTGCCAAGTTATTGTTGACCGAATGAAGAAACTAGACCCAACTTTGATAATCAAGAAGAACGGCCTACCTTTGTAATTCAGTGAAAATTCAGTGAACTATGGCAAATGAGCAAAATTTAACCCCATATCCAAAAGGAGTATCAGGCAATCCGGCCGGTAAGCCGAAAGGAGTACCTAATAGCAAGACAAGATTATTAAGATTATTGGAGTTAGTATCAGTACAAACAAATCCAATAACAGGAGATAAAGAAGAGTTTACGGTTGCTGAAAGATTAGACTTAGTTGTATTGCAAAAGGCATTTAAAGGCGATTTAAACGCTTATAAAGAAATACTTGATAGGTTAGAGGGTAGAGCAAAGCAGTCAACCGAAATAGAGGTAAGCGGTGGAATGACAATAAATTGGGACGAGAAAAAAACATACGTTGAAAATAAGGGAAGCCTATAATGGAACTATCCATAAAACAAACTATTGCTCTCGATTTACTCGAGGATAAAACAACAAACGAAATACTATTCGGTGGCGGAGCCGGTGGCGGCAAGACTGCATTAGGTTGTTATTGGCAATTAAAGCAACGATTAAAATATCCCAATACTAGAGGATTAATAGGCCGGGCGGTATTAAAGACGCTCAAAGAAACTACCTTAGTTTCATTCTTTCAAGTAGCAAAAATGCAAGGCTTAGACGCTAATAAACATTATAAATACAACGGACAATCTAGCCAAATAGAGTTCTTTAACGGCTCAACTATTCTACTGAAAGATTTATATTCTTATCCAAGTGACCCTAACTTTGACGAATTAGGTTCTCTTGAGATTACGGACGCATTTATTGACGAGGCCAACCAGGTTGACGACAAAGCTCGTAACATTATTAAATCAAGGATAAGATTTCAACTAGATCAAAACGACTTAGTACCTAAGATACTTTACACTTGCAATCCGGCAAAGAATTGGACTTATTCGGAGTTCTACAAGCCTCAACAAGACGGAAGCATAGCAAACAATAAACGTTTTATAACTTCGTTAATAGATGACAATCCTTTCATATCAAAACACTATAAAGAAAACCTTTTATCCCTTGACAAAGTAAGCAAAGAGAGATTGCTATTTGGCAACTGGGAATATTTATCCGATCCCGCTCAATTAATAGACTATGAAAAAATACTTGATTGCTTTACTAGCGATTATTTACCTAGTGGCGCATCTTACATTTCTTGCGACGTTGCTCGTTTTGGTAGCGATAGTACTGTCATTGGCTTATGGAGTGGCTATCGTGTTAAACTGTTTCAATACAATGGTAAAAGCGTTGTGGAAGTCGCTGAAATCATAAAGAAACTACAAAAGGAATATCAAATAGCAACCTCTAATATCGTAGTGGACGAGGACGGAGTAGGTGGCGGCGTATGCGATATACTTAGGTGCAAAGGCTTTGTCAATAACTCCAGGGCGTTAGAAAACCCAATTACTAAAACAAAAGAGAATTACGATAACCTTAAATCTCAATGCTATTATAAGTTAGCCGAGTTAATAAATAATAGCAATTTATATATCAATGCAGACGGCAAACAAAAGCAATTAATCATTGAAGAGTTAGAGCAAGTAAAACAAAAGCACGTTGACAAAGACGGTAGCAATGGAATAATACCAAAGGATAAGGTTAAGGCTTTGATTGGCCGCTCTCCGGATTTCTCCGACTGTTTAGCTATGAGAATGATTTTTGAATATACTCCTAAATTTGTAGTAAGTGTATTTTAGGATAAAATAACTAACTTTGACTAAATTGTACATTTATGGGCTTATTAGATTTCTTTAGTAAAAAGAAAGTAAATACTGTTTTACCTCAAATGCCGTTTAATACTCAAGTAGCAATTCAACAAGGGATAGTTACTTGGCAAGGGCAAAACGCACAGGCTTACGTTAGAGACGGTTATCAATCAAATGATATAGTTTATTCAATCGTAAAGTTAATTACTGATAAAGCAAAACTTGCTCCTTTCCACGTTTATAAAATTATTGACCAAACCGCAGCAAAGCGTTACAAGTCATTAATGAAGCAGCCGGATAAGATTGAGAATTGGAATGAAGTAACACAATTACATAAGAAAGCATTTGAGCTATACGACGGAGACGCACGTTTAAATCAGTTGCTTAAATATCCTAACGAAGAGGACACCTGGGCGGACTTAGTAGAGCAATGGTGCGGCTTTAAATTATTGACAGGCAATACTTTTATCTATGCTAAAATGATTGAAGGCGGAGCTAACGATGGCAAACCTTTTGAACTGTTTGCTTTACCGGCTCAGTTTATGGCAATCATTGCGGATATAGAAGTGTTTCCACCTACTAGAGTAGGCTATCAATTATACTACGGTAAGTTATGGTCATTCAGCACAAAAGAAATATTACACGATAAATACTTTAACCCTTATTGGACAGTAACCGGAAACGAACTTTACGGACAGTCTCCTTTAATGGCAGCGGCTAGAACTTTAACACGATCCAA